CGTGAAGACTAAGCAGCAGGTAATTGATGACGGCAAGCAGGCGCAGCGACTTTTAGACGATACCGATCTCAAGCGTTTTCTCGCTGAGATCGAGCAGGATTGCTGGCGCGAGTTCAAAGCGACTGGCGTTGGCGATGCGGACAACCGAGAGGCTGTCTACATGAAACTGCGCGGGGTTGAGCTGGTTCAGCAATCCCTGCGTGCAATGGCGGACAACGCGACTATTGAAATGAAACAGAAATAGCCGCATAATAAAGGAGATTGACGCAAAATGTCAGATACTAACACCCCGCAAGGGATTGGCCTGACCGACGCGCAAAATGCAATCAGTGCTATGTTTGCACCCCAAGAGGATAATGCAGAGGCAACTGATGCGCTAGAGACTGAAGCTGAAACTGAAGATCAGGATCAAGCTGACGTCGAAATGGCTGACGAAGAGATCGACAATTCACCCGTCGAAGGATCTGAAGTCGAGCTTGATGAAGAGGACGACGCCGACAGCTCTGGCGATCAATCCTTCGACATACTATCCGCTACGGTGGAAGTAGACGGCGAAGAGATTACGGTTGAGGATCTGAAAAGCGGACATCTAAGGCATCGAGACTACACCCGTAAGACGCAGGAGCTGGCTGAGATGCGCAAGTCGTATGCAGCAGAAGCCGAAGCAATCGAGCGGGAGCGTGCGCAATACGCTCAACTACTGCCAGCATTAAGCCAGCAGATTGAGCAATCGGTGCAAGACGAGCCTGATTGGGACACACTGTACGACACAGACCCCACGATGGCAGCGAAAGCGGAGCGACAGTGGCGAAAGCAGCAAGAGCAGAAGAGCGCTCAGATGCAAGCCGTTCAAGCCGAGCAGGCCCGCCTGCGTGATCTTCAGCAGAAGAAAATGCAGCAAATGGAGCAGCAGTATCTGGAAGAGCAAAGAACCGCTCTGCCTGATCTGATCCCAGAGTGGCGCGACCAGAAGGTTGCATCTACAGAAGCTGGGCAAATTCGTGATTTCCTCCTTACAGAGGGTTTTAACGAAGATGACGTTCAAGGGCTGAAAAACGCGACATTGGTCAAACTGGCGAGGAAAGCCATGCTTTACGACAGAGGCGAAACGCGGGCTAACGAGGCGAAAGTGAAGCCTAAGAAGCCACGCAGCAAGACTCTAAAAGCAGGTTCTCGCGGTTCAGCGCCAAAGCCGAAAACTGCCGCGCAGGAAGCGCAACAGCGCCTACAGAAGTCTGGCCGCGTGCAAGATGCAGCGGCTGCAATTAAAGCCTTGCTATAATGGAGAAGAAATATGGCAATAGTAGCAAACACCTTTACGTCATTTGACGCCAAAGGTATCCGCGAGGATCTCGCAAACGTAATCGCGAATATCTCGCCCGACGAGGTGCCGTTCCAAAGTAATGTTGGCTCAGAAAGCGTTTCAAACACGTTTTTCGAGTGGCAAACTGACTCGCTTGCGGCTGTCGATAAGACAGCGGTAATTGATGGCGACGACGTAACGTCATTTGATAGCACAGCCGCAACGGTTCGTATTGGTAACTATACGCACATTTCACGTCGTACATTGATTGTTGCAGACAACTTGAATGCACAAGATTTGGCCGGAAGAAATGACGAGAAAGCATACCAGATGGCCAAGCGGGGCCGCGAGTTAAAGCGCGATATCGAAGCAGTTTTAACTGACAATAACGCACGGGCCGCCGGAAACTCATCTACAGCTCGCGAGACTGCTGGCTTGGGTGCGTGGATTGCGACCAACACCAACAAAGCTGGTGACGGTACAGACCCAACTGCCAACGACGGCTCAGACGCTCGTAACGACGGCACGCAGCGCGATTTGACCGAAGCAATGGTCAAGGACGTGATGCAGCAGGCGTTTACGTCTGGCGGCAACCCATCAATCCTGATGGTTGGCCCACACAACAAAACCGTTGTGTCAGGCTTTGCCGGTATTGCTGCTCAGCGTTACATGGCTCCAAGCGACAGCCCGACCACAATTATCGGTGCTGCTGACGTGTATATGTCAGATTTTGGTACACTTCAGGTTGTGCCAAACCGCTTCCAGCGTGAGCGTGACGCGTGGTTGCTCGACCCAGAATATGCATCAGTATGCTATCTGCGTCCGATCAACTCAGTGGATCTCGCCAAAACTGGTGACGCTGACAAAGCCATGATGCTTGCAGAGTTTGGCTTGAAAGTGTCAAACGAAGCGGCGCATGGCGGCGTGTTCGATCTGAACGTATCATAAGATTGGAGGGGCGGCGTTTAGGCGTCGCCCCACTATCACAGGAGGCAGCATGAAAAGATTATTCAGCCGCGACGTAGACACGGGTATCACCAAATATTGGCACGTCACCGGCAAGGGCGAATATGTGGTGGAAACTGTACAAGACACCCAGCATATCGCGGAAAGCAACAAGCGAGCGTATAATAACGTTGACGGCAAGTTTGGCGACATGCCGAAGGTGGCGTCGATCCCGCTTTCAGTGTATTATCAGCTCAAGAGCCAAGGCATTGTGGATGACCCTAAGCGTCTGAAGAAATGGCTGAACGACAGAGATAACCGCGTTTTTCGGACAAGAGCCGGAACGCTTTAAGGATAGCAGATGGCACTGACAACATATGCGGAGCTTAAAACGAGCGTGGCGGACTTCTTAAACCGCACCGATTTGACGAGCGCCATTCCGACGTTTATTTCGCTGGCCGAGGCTGACTTCAACCGAAAGATACGGCACTGGCGTATGGAAAAGCGCTCTACCGCTGTTATTGATAGCCAGTATACATCTCCGCCGGCTGACTTCTTGGAACCGATCAGGCTTAGCATGTTGAGCGGCAATACCAGCCGCTTGGAGCCAGTCAGCCAGTCGCAGATGATGGAGCAGCGCCAGCTTGGCCAAAACACCAGCGGCACGCCGCGTTTTTACGCGATCACCGACGGCTCAATAGAGGTGTACCCGAATCCAAACTCTGACACGCTAACGCTTGAAATGGTCTATTATGGAAAGCCAACCGCGTTAAGCGGCAGCAACGCCACTAATTGGCTTTTGACTTATTACCCCGATGCGTATTTATATGGCGCATTGGTTCACAGCGCGCCTTACCTTGCAGACGATAGCCGCATACAGGTTTGGGCGTCATTGCTGAATAATGCTATTAGTGGTATAAATTCAGACAGTGAAAGCGCAAAATATGGCGGCGTTGGATTAAAGATGAAAGCTAGGAGTTACTAAATGGCAACGTTAAACGATAGGGTACTAGATAACGGTTTGACCGTTTTGGACACCGAAGCGAATAGAGTTGATATATGCTCATCAGAGCCAACCACATATTCGGCAGCGACAAGCTCTACTACGCTTGGCAACACAACCAGCATAAGCATTTCGGCTCCAGCCAATGCTTCGCCAAACGGGCGTAAGGTTACTTTGTCAGCTATCACTGGTGCATCTGTTACCGGCACCGGCACTGCAACGCATTTTGCGATTAGCGATACGACAAATAGTCGGCTTCTTGCTACGGGCGCTTTGTCATCCTCTCAGGCTGTAACATCTGGTAACACATTTTCGCTGACTGCATCTGACATCCGTATTCCAGATCCGTCATAAGATTTAGAAATGGTTGTTCTAAAGAACAGAGCAAAGGTGGCAACCAGCACGACTGGCACCGGCACTATTACGCTTGGCGCTGCGGAAGATGGTTATCAAACTTTCGCGGCGTCTGGTGTGTCTGACGGTGACGTTGTTCGATATGTCCTTGAGGACGGCAATAACTGGGAAATTGGCACGGGCGTATATACGGCTTCTGGCACAACCTTAACCCGCAATGTGATTGAAAGCAGCAACAGCGATGCCGCGATTAACCTAACCGGCGATGGGATCGTGTTTATCGGGTTTACCGTTGAGGACGCTGACAACCTTTTTGATTTAAATATTGCGCTAGGATAAATCATGGCAAACACGTTTAAAAATTACACCTCTGCTTCTGTTGGGACAGGGGCCACAACGACTTATACGGTGCCATCTGCTACTACTGCAATTATGATGGGGTGCAACCTAGCAAACCGCACTGCCAGCCAGATCGCCGTGGATGTGCAGTGCGCTGGGGTCTACCTAGTCAAGGGCGCTCCAATCCCCGCAAACTCAGCGCTGTCTGTCTTGGATGGTAAGATCATCCTAGAAACCACAGACACAGTGGTTGTCACATCAGATACAGCCAGTTCAGCGGATGTCATCGTCAGCGTACTGGAGCAAACCTAATGGCGGGTTATGTTGGAACCAAGGCGGTTTTATTAAGCACCACGGCTGCGAATGTTGGCGGCGATGCTGACATTGGCGGTGATCTGACAGTAGACACAAGCACCCTGCACGTTGACAGCACGAATAATCGGGTGGGCGTGGGGACGATTTTGCCTAGTGACGTTTTACATGTCGTGACGCCGACTTTTGGAGGCATGACGCTTGAATGTACAGGCGCAACGGCTGATCCAACGTTTAAGTTTTTAGGTGACAGTGGCAATTACTGGTCACTACAGCAAGACGCAAGTCAGGGTGACAGCTTTCAGTTTCGTTATAATAGCTCGGAGAAGGTTCGCATCGACGCCTCTGGTCGTGTCAC